CGTTTCGCCATTGACCAACAGCGATTGGGTGAAGATTTTAACGCCATATTCTTCCGCAAAGAATTACCACAAGCAGATGATTTGATAGAACGTGCAAAACAAATTTACATGCCTTTAGGCGCGCATTGGCAAGACCAGAAAAAACAATTTACTTTCAGAAACGGCGCTCGTGTACGATTTAGGCCGCTTGGCAACGATGACGACGCTCAAAAATATCAAGGGCAAAATCTATGCGTTGTCATAGGTACGCGTATTCGCATGGCTGATGGCACATTTAAAGCTATTCAAAAAATAAAACAGGGCGAATACGTTGCTACTTTAATGGGGCCGAAAAAAGTCCTCGCTAAGACTCGTCCTTACAAAACTGATTGCGTCGAGAACCTGGTTTTGGGCCAGGACGGCAACGTGGTTGGGGTGCAGCGAAATCCCATTTCTCACCCCGTTTTGACCGCACACGGAGTTTTTTCCACCTCTGCAAACTACGAGCAACACAAGTCTCAGATACCCCATATTGATGAGCGATCTCGGCAATGGGTTTTATCTGCTTGTAGCGTAAATTATAAATTTCACGCATATAAGGATCTAAAGAATTTGGCTTGGTTCTCTTATTCAAAAGATAATCAAATTTATTGTAGAGAGTCATTGGATGACATTTTAGATAGGCAGCGGCCTCCAAGGTTGTGCGTCCCTGTAACGCTTCACGCACCGACTCTTCAGTCAATTCAAAAGCAGCAGAATGTTTGCCCCTGCGCCGCCAATGAATCTTTTGCTCAACGCAAATCCTACGGACAGTTGTTGGACTCATATTTAGATCGGCAAAGGAAATACTTGGATCAGCAGCAGCAATCCGCACTTTCTCCACAATCTCAGGACGAGAACGAATTTCCTGTTGATGATGTCGCAAATGCGCGCTCCAACTATCAAACAGTTGCAGATTTTCAAGTCGATTGTCGGTGCGGTCTTTGTTTTTATGGTGAATATTCTCCCCAGGTTGCAAAAACCTCTTCAGAAAAACTTCCATTACTAATCGATGCTGTTGAACAGTCCCGTAGATTGCACGAGGATGAGTTGGACACCATTCAAACACATATCCCTGAACGCTTTGAGTGGTGGGTGCACCCTTATACCGGCGAGGCTTGTCGTCTACGGGAGGACGTTGTTTTTGGAAAGATGGAAGTTTCATATATTGGAAAACAATGGGTTAGTGATTTAACTATAGAAGATGCAAATCATTATATAACAGATTGTGGCCTCGTCAATAAAAATTCATGTGTTGCAGTAGAGGAAGCGGGAAACTATAGCGACCCAAGCCCAATATGGAAAATGTTCGGAGCCCTTAGAGGTAAAGGTGGCGGGCAAATTATATTAACTTTTAATCCAGGGGGAGCCGGACATCATTGGTTAAAAGAGCTATTTATAAAACCTTGGCCACAAGGTAGGAAAATATTATACAAAGAACTGCCTAATGGTAAAAAATTTGATTACATATACATACCAAGTCGTGTTTATGAAAACCCTATTCTGCTGGCCAAAGATCCAGGCTATATAGACCGCCTACACATGGTTGGTAGTCCCGAACTGGTGAGAGCATGGCTAGAAGGCGATTTTGAAATACATGAGGGCTCTTATTTCCCTGAGTTCAGTTCGAAACATATCATCGCCCCATTTAACATCCCAAAGCATTGGCCGCGATATTTAGGTTATGATTGGGGCTACAGAAGCCCTTTTGCAGCTGTTTGGGGCGCTGTCTCCAGCGGTAAAGACGATAAAGGTAGAGAAGTACCTTATCCGAGAGGCGCAATTATCATTTACCGTGAAGCCTGGGGCAAGGGAGTGGATAACGTCGCACAGGCTGACAAAATAGCCAGTCTTAGCGTAGGCGAAAACCCAATAGCCGTAGCAGACCCTAGTATTTTCTCTCATGAGGGCGGGCCAAGCATTAATGACCAGTTCAGCAACGTATTTGCCAAATATAAGCACCCAAATTTCAGAGCTGCCGACAACGACCGTATTTCTGGCTGGTCACAGATAAGACAAAGGTTGATTGCCAAGCCCCCTTTGCTGTATATTTTTGCTAGCTGCCCGTATCTTATCGAGACGTTACCAGCTTTGACAATCGACAAAAGAAAAGCAGAGGACGCAGATAGTTCCGGTAATGACCATGCCTGTGATGCCCTTAGATATTTATGTAAGGAGCGCCTGATAGAATCACCATGGGAGCCGCCTAAGCAAGTCTATAATAAAGGCCGTGTCAAACTACAAGCGTATGTAGACATGGTAAGAGGACAAATGCGAAGGGCGAAAATATGAACGTAAAGCCACTAAAAGCCAAGTATTCAGATTCTTGGTGGAAAAACGAGCTAACAAAATCAGAAGAGAGACGAAAGAAATTCGTTGAGGCTGCTGAAGAGTCTATAAAAGTTTATAACGCGCAAAAGCACGTCGGCTTATTCAATGATGTTGAAAGAAGACTTAATGTCTGGTGGTATTGCGTTAATACTCTTTTGCCTGCGTTTTATTCTTCCACACCAAAAGCAGAAGTAAACTTAAGAAAGCGCACTGGTGGCCTTAAATATGAATTAGGCAGCGTCATTTTAGAGCGCAACGTACAATATGCCCTCGACCAGTATTTTAACTTTGATTTGGTAGGTTTTAACGCTGCTTTACAGTTCCTTTTAACTGGTCAAGCTGTATTATGGGCGAGATATGACGCTAAATTTAAGACCGTCAATCAGGAATTTGCCCTTATTCGTGACCCATTGGGCATCATAATTGACGGTCAAGGCAATCCGTACACAGGCTCTATTGAAGGCGCAACAGAGCAGGGCGGTTTGTTGATGATGTCTCAAGAGGTTGAGCAGAAAGAAGACGAAAAGGCCATTTTAGAGCTGGTGCAGTACAGCGATTATTTCTGTAACGACGCTAGAAACGAGTCAGAAATAGAATGGCAGGCTAGACGCGCATTTTTAGATCGTGATGATGTAGAGACTAAATTCGGAAAAGATGTTGCCGATAAATTGAACTATACGGCAGTACCCGAGGCTCAAAAGCAACAAACATATCGACGCGATGAGAAATTTGAGGGCAAGGCCGAGTTATATGAGGTTTGGTGCGAAAAGACTAATAAAGTTTATTGGATGGCAAAAGGCCAAGAGAAGTTTATTATTGAATCCTCCGAGCCACCTATTAAATTCGATAAATTCTACCCATGTTCGGTTATTAGGCAGTCAATAGATCCTGATTCGGTCGTGCCAATATCGGATTACTCACACTGTAAAGACTTAATCTTAGAGGTTGAGCGTCTCACAACTCGTATTCATGCTGTAACGCAAGCTATTAGGACAAACGGTTTGTATGACCCAGCTTTGGGCGCTTTGGTACAAGAGTTACTATCTGGTGACTTAAAACTATCGCCAGCTCAAAACTGGCCGAGCTATAAACAGCGTGGTGGCCTTGCTAATAGCATTGAGTTTATGAACATTGAGCCGTATGTAAATGCTCTTGGCGTACTACAAAACGCTCGTAATGCAGCACAAGAGAAGCTGTATGAGACATTAAAGGTTTCTGATTTACTGCGTGGCACAAGCGAGCAATATAAATCTGCTACCGCTAACAGACTTGAAAACCAGTGGTCAAGCCTTGGGTTAATTGTTCGGCAGAACATGTTTACTAAGTTCGTTAGTGATGCGATAGCTAACTTAGGTAGCATCATTGCCGAGCAATTCGATGCCGAGCGCATTATGGATATTGGCGATGCAGAAAAACTGATATCTGAATCCATTTATGTACCAGCTCAAGGAATGATAGCCCCTCCAGAGCAAGAAATGGAGATGGAAGCGCCCGAGCCTGGTGAAATGCCTGAGCAAGATACAGACGTTCAGGAGATGGCCCCACCTGCTGTGCCGACTTATATGGAGCCAATGGAAGGTGAAATTGAGGTTGATGAGGCTAAGGTTAAGCTGATGGAAGATTCTATCATGGAAGTTTTCCGTGATAAGGAAGAAAGGTGCTACCGTATTCAGGTTGCAAGCGATAGCATGGTAGCCATTGACCAAGCGCAACAGCAGCAAGAAGCAACGCAATTAATGGAAACTGCTGGCGGGTTTTTCGGCCAAATGAAGTCTATCATAGAACAATACCCGCCTCTTGCTATGTTCAGTATAAGTCTATTCCAAAACATGATTAAGCGGTTTAAAGGTGGTAAGGAGTTAGATGGAATATTTACGACGGCTTTACAGCAGATTGCAGAGATATCTAAGGCGAAAGAGGAGGCAGCTAAACAACCTCCTCCACCAGATCCTATAGTTCAAGAAATGCAATATAGGATGCAGATAGCACAAGTTGAGGCTCAGGCTAAACTGCAAGCTGTACAGATGGAAGTACAGGATAAGGGCGTTAAAAACCAGTTAAGCTATCAAGCGCAACAATTAGACATGCAGCGCCAGCAGTTAGAGGCTCAGTTAGCTATACAAAAGCAGCAGTTTGAGGAGTACGCAAAACAGCAAGAGTTGGCATTGGCACAACAAGAATTGCAACTAAAAGCCAGCTCAAACGAGAATGAGTTGTTGAAAATACAGGCTGCTAGTCAATCGGAAGCTGCTAAAATCGGAATACAGCAAGAGAAGGTTAGACTTGATGGTATTTTGCAGATGCAGGGTCAAGAACTTGAAAGAGTTCGCATACGCCTAAGCGAGACTGAAAAGCTAATGGAGGAGCGTCGATTGCAAAGTGAACAGGCTATTGAGCGCGTTCGGTTAAGCATGGAAAACGTGAAATTGGCCGCCCAGCAATCATCGAGCGAATCAAATGGCGGTGGGCGAGGCCGATTGAGCATGGATGACAATGGGAATTTCAGCATTGAAGGTGGTAAAAAAACAAGGAAAGGAAAGCTGAATTTGGATGACTTGGGAAATTTCAGCATAGAATTAGAGGATTAAAAAATGCCAAACGACGTAATTGTTTCAAATGCCCCTACCAGCATTAATGCTGATATTCCTGTTCGTACAACCGAAACCATAGATACAAAACATATCCAACATGTTCGGTTAGACATTGGGACGGGAAGTGCAGAATCAACTGTGAGCCTTTCCACAGCCTTGCCAATGCAAATGACTGGCGTTATTAATGCCGCCAATAGTAGTACAACACCATTAGCAGGTGGTGGCGTATTTACTGGTACGGCAATGGATCTACTAAATTATGCCGTTATTAATGTAAACGTATATGCAGACGTAGATTCAGCTACTAATGGGTTAACTGTACAATTTTCGCCAGATGGAACTAATTGGGATCATTCGCACAGCACAACTTATACTAGCGGTGGTAAGGGATATATTTTTAATGTTGAATTTCGCTATGCAAGGGTAGTTTTTACAAATGGCGCTAGTGCTCAAGGGGCATTTCGCCTGCAAACTATTTTAAAGCCACAATTAGTTCCTGCCAGCATGTATACGCTTGACCAAACGGTAAGCGGCAACATGTTTGCGCAATTAGGGCGTTCCCAGCTCGTAGCAAAGACACCAGGGGGCACTTATACCAGCATTAATTGTACTACTGGAGGCAATTTAAAGGTTGCAGTAGAGGAAATAAACGATGTTATTGGCGCTGCTACTTTAACTAACGTAGTAGCATCGGCAGCAAGTACACAACTTTTAGCGGCCAATGCTAATAGAAAGCAGGCGATTTTTTACAATGATAGTGATAAAACTGCTTATGTGAAATTAGGGACTACCGCATCTAGCTCAAGTTTTTCATACTTCTTAACAGCTGGATCACACTTAGAGTTGCCAAAGCCAATATATACAGGAAGAATTGATTGTATTTGGGCGGCTGGCCCTACAGGAAACATGCGTATCACGGAAATGTAAAAAATGCCAATTTATCCTCCAAACCCTGTTGTAGCCGCAAACATAGCCGACGGCAGAATTTCAATTACCAATTCAATAGCCTTGCCGCAAGGTGGAGCTAACGTCACTCATGCAGCGTTTACCCCAGATGTTGATACCGAAAATACTTCAGGAACTATTTATTACACTCCATATACAGGTAATCGTATAAGTTTATTCGATGGTACGGGTTGGCGCATATACACGTTTGATGCAACATCTTCTTTTTCGTTAACGGCAGTTCCTGCTAACCAAACCTATGATATGTTTGCTTTTGTAAACAATGGGGTTGTAGCATTAGAGATTGTTTCGTGGGGTATAAATACCGAATACAACATCATAGCAGTTACAGTTGGCGCTAACACGACCGTTACTTTCACCGAACCAGGGGGCACTCAGCCATTTGCTGCCAATGATGTAGTTGAAATACAAGGTGCGGCAGGAACATCGGCAACCGTATTAAATCAATCTTGGGCGGTAAGTACCGTTGGTGGATCTGGCACTTCAAGAACCGTTACCTTGAACAGCGTCAATACTACAGGTTTAACTTATACGGGGTTGGGAACGATCCGAAAAGTAAAAAATACCAGAGCCACGGCGTTAGCGGTACAAGATGGTGTATATGTGAAAACAGGCGATCCAACTAGAAAATATTTAGGTACATTCCGCACAACTGGCGCAGGGCAATTAACGCAAGATTTTAGAGCCGCTAGGTACATTTGGAATTATTATAATCGAAGACCAAGGCAACTATTTAAACTAGAATCAACAAATTCTTGGACTTATGGCACACAAGCATGGAGAGCATTGAATAATAATGCTGCAAATCGTGTAGAGTATGTGTGTGGGGTAGCAGAAGATCCTATCAAATTTGAAACGTCTTTTTGTTTTCGAGGGCCAGCCCCCGCAGCTCCCCCAACTGAGCCGCAATATACGGTAATTATATCATTTGCTTTAGCTGGAATTGGAGTCAACAAAAATCTCAATACAGACCATGTGAACGAAGGTACAGGGTATTTATCTCAAATGAGCCGAGATGCTTATACCAATATTATTATGGCAGGATATGCAACTATGGCAAAAAGTTTTGAAGGATACAATTTTGCCAGTTTCGTAGAATATGGGTATACGAATCGTGCCGGAACTGTAAACGAAATTTATGGATATAACGCCTTACGAGCAGCGGCAATTTTAGGATTGATGTGGGGTTAAAAATGCAAAATGAGATAAAAAATCAACAGCAATTTGCTTATAAATTATTTCAAAAAGGGATATTAATATCAGGAACAAACAGTGATGGAGCGGTTTGGGATCTTGATGGTAATGATATTTCCCAACAACCAGAAATACAAAAATTGATTGAAGAACATAACGCTGAAATAGTTGAGGAGCCATCGCCGTTTAAATGACCCTGATTGTTCTTTTAAACCCTAAGAATTGGCCGACGGGAGGAGATGATAACGCCGATGTATTCAGGCGTAGGGTAGCGGCCTATAAAAAGAAAGAGCGCTTAGAAGAAGAAGCCATAGCCGCACAACTGTTGAAGGCGAGGCTTGACGAATCTTTATTGCCACAAGACACAGAACCAGCCAAACTAGCAAATGAGTTAGTAAATCCTATTCAAGAAAACCCTGCTACAAAGTTATCACCGGAAAGGCTAAAACGAGTAAAAATGATACTTATTTTAATGATAGCCGACATAATATGACGAGATATGTATACTGCCCTGTTCAAGATGCAGTAGTTCCGATTGAGCAGCGAAAAGACGAGCCAAGCCATAGCACCTATATCTGGACAGATGAGATGGCCCCTACCCGTAATCCTATAAACCCAAAGCAGGTATTTACCAGTAAAAAGATGCTAAGGGCAGAATACAAAGCACATGGAGCAGTAGAAATTGGCGATGCTTATGAGCGTGGGTATGTTCCAAGCCGTGAGCAGGAAAATCGTGTAGACAAACTAGCAAAAGACATAAAACACAAAATAGCAGAAAGGCTAAATTATGGCAGACGATAAAGTTTTAAGTATTCGGGAGAAGATGGAAGAAATCTATGATGGTTCTGAGCCAGAAACAACGGAGGTGCAAGCCACAACTGAAGAGGTGGACGACAATGTTGAGACGGAAGAGACCGTTGAATCAGAGCCAGAGATGCCAGAACCTACGCCGATGGTTCCACCAGCAGACATGAACAAAATAGAGCGGGAGGCATTTTTAAACCCCACCGCTGAAAATAGACATATTTTACAGGCTTATCTGAACCGTAGGGCCTATGAAACTCGCTCTGACTATACCCGCAAATACACAGAGGCCGAGGAGTTAAGAAAAAAAGCTGCCAGTATTTATGACGTAATGCAGGAACACCAGGATTACTACCAGAAACGAGGAATTCCGTTAAGTGACGTTGCCAGGCGCTCAATACTTTGGGATAAGGCTATGGCTCAAGACCCCATAAATACGGCTATTGAGTGGTTAGATGCTTATGGGCTATCCTTAGATGACCTGTCTAGGGCTGCCACCAACCAAACCGCCTCACACCAAAGCCAGCAGCCCCAGGCAGGTTTTTTGACCGCCGAGCAAGCAGAGGAAATTGCCCAAAAGAAACTTGAAGCGTATTTTGCCGAGCAGGAAAAGAAAACGGTTGATTATTTCAATCAGCAAGTCGTATCATCTTTCATAAGCAGTAAGCCGTTATTCCGCGACCCTGAAACGGGATCTCAGTTAGAAGCTGAGATGGCCCCAATAGTTCAGGCGCTAACAAATTCTGGGCGCTATAGTAATCCTCAAGATATACTAGAAACCGCCTACAATTATGTTGTGAACGGCAATCCGGTATTTTCCGGCTTAAATCAAAAGATAGCCGCTACGCCGTCGATAGAACAAACACAGGCTGCAACGCAACGCGCAAAGCAAGCAGCCAAATCCATAACTGGCTCCACAGGCAGTGGTACTCCCAGGTTACAAGTAAAAGACTTACGGGAGAACCTACGCCGCAGGATGGCTGGAGACTAATCGGTCGATTTTTCGGCTAGGTTTTCCTTAAATAACAATTTTTAAGGAAACTAAAATGCCGAATTTAGAAGAAAGTATAGTGGCTACTCTCTTTGACCAGAGCGATGCCATAGCCGACGAAATCCTACATCATAACCCTGTTTTAGCAGTTCTTGATGAGCAGGGCCTAATCAGAAAGTTCTCAGGTGGATACGAGATCCGAAAGCCTATCATGTACAATGATAGCGCCGTAGGTGGTTTCTATTCTGGAA